ATCTAGTTCATTTTCTTGTTGACTGTCTGTTTCCTCATACAGGATCACGTAGTCCACAAACGGTAACGCCGCCAACATATGGATGCGGTCTTGTAATTGATTTACAGGCCTGGTTTGGCCTTTTAATTCCTTGATTTGGGCATCACTGCTTAAACAAACGAACAATTCATCACACTGCTGCTTGCTTTGTTTGAGGAAGCTAAGATGTCCAGTGTGCATAATGTCGAAACACCCCGATGTCAAGCCACGGTTTAAGGGAGGGCTTTTGTTTGATAACGATAATACATCATGTAAGTGTTGCTTAGAAAAGATGAGCTTACTACGCTCTGATATAAATAAATTTCTAAACGCTAACACCATGGAGTGTGTGGCAGTTTCACTCAAGGACACTAAAGGCAATTTTGGATCTACTAGGGAGCCAGGCATTAAGTGTCCTTTGGTTTCTTGTAACAGATGACCTTGGAGTAAAATATAGAAATTAGTGGATGTCGCTGAGTTGAGCAACTTGTCTATGGTTAACACGTGCAACTCACTTAAACCATATCTATACTGAGATCCAATGGACCCGAAATCTACACCTGGATAATGATCCTGTTCTTGTACAGAATTTTCGTAGGATGTTTTGTCACGAACATACATATCCTTCATGCGCAGTAAATCGTTTTTGTCGGAATATGTGATGCCATCGTTATACAGTTCCACTTCCAGAATAATACCGTCATTGATATAGCTTTGAATGCCATGAAACGTGTTGGCCGGAATGTACAAGGTGTCACCTTCGTTTAATATACGGTACTGATCGGCAAATAAATTAATGCGGAAGGCGCCATGTAAACACACGAGTAGCGTTGCTTTGCGAAAGTGACAATGTACAGAAGTGGCCTGGTCTGCATTGACATGTAAAATCCAAATTCCGATGGTCTCCGATTGATAACACATGTATTCATAACCCCAAGGTTTAACGTATTTTTTGTGCATGTAATCTTTAAATGAAGACGGTGCCCGATGTCGATTGGCGGCTGCCTCTACCATTTGAGTTTCCGCTGGTGTCGGCAGAATTAAAGTGGGTGACGTAGGTCGTGGCATATCGTATAGAGAATATATACAAAAATATCAAGAGGTTTTAACCGCTTGCAATTTTAACCTATATTTTAACCTTTAATCTCCGATGCACCAAATGCGCATAACGCTCATCGAATATTAAAGGTTAGCGAAATAATAAGATGAATGTTATGCAGTGGTTTAGTAATTTATACTTAAATAGTGGGGATGAAGTCCCAATCGAGTTCTTCGCATATTTTGCGCCAGATTTCGTCCTGTTCTAAACGCTTTTCGGGGTCTTTCAGCAAAGGAAAATATTGGAGAAATTGCGTCTGACCCAACAACTCGCAAAGTTTGTACATCGTGTAATAGTAGTTCAAAAAGTTATTGCGCCAATCCGGACAAAACTTGGCGTAGGGTGCTTGGGTGTCCATGAACAAGTTGCATAAAGTTTCCTCAAGTTCCGGACTCATGATGGGCGGTTGAATGCCAAACTTATGTTTAATAAACGGGATGTGTTCGTAGTATTTGTTGTAGTCGAGCTTCTTCAGAATCTCTTTAGCCCGCTCGTTCGTGAGTTCACTTAATTCAATTCGCTCCTTTTTAATTTGTCGTTTGATGTTCTCCATAACCTCCTCTGGAATTTGAGTGGTTTCTTTCGCCTGGAATTGTGCCATGATTTCGCGAAAGTGGTTGATACGTTGATAGGCATAGAAGCACACCTCTTTGGGTGGTTCTTTATAAGACGGTTTTTCGTTGTCCACTAAATAAGGAATAGATTTAGCACAATGATTACAAACCATGACTCCGTCATGTTCGACCGCAATCATTTCCCCTTTGTGGCAGGTATGGCATTGGTCTTGGGAAATAACAAAGTCGTTGATGTCAATGAAGGCGTCATCAACATTGCATAGGTAATTATGCACTGGATTTTCTAACTTTAGTTTACTTTTGTGTTTGTCAGTTGAATCACTACGCTCAGACCCATCGTCCTCGGCGCATTTAAAGAAGTTGGCCAAAATAGTGGTTTTATTGCTGCAGTCGGCAATTTTCTTTTTGTGCTCAAAGTAATCGAAGATGAAAGCGGAATTATTTAAGAGGTAGTCTTGATATTCTTTTTTAATTGTCTTGATTTGATCACTGACGGCTTTTAGCTGATCCTGTAATTCCAGTTTAGTGTCAATCGGCAACGCACTGGGATTCTTTAGGGCCATTTTCAGCCGCTGTTTTTCTAGTTGTAGCTGTGGCAACTCAATTTCGTACTTGTCCTTGAAGGTTTTAAGCAGTTCCGAATGTTTAGAATCTAGAGTCACCGTGGACTTTTTATCAACCTCTATTTTCTTTGTAGTCTTGGTTTTAAAGGACGGCATTTAGCGAAAAAACCTTAAAATGCTATAAGACATTGGCGTGTTTTTAAGCGAGGCGGTCGTAAATATATATAAATACACTTTTGTTGGCCGTGGTTAAGGTTATGTCATAAATTAGGTATATGGGCGCAAAAACAATTATCTGCTTCAGTTTAGAGCCCATGGATTTAGACTTGCAGTTAACAGTACCAGAACCACAAAAATTGCAAAAGATGATGTTTATCTATAATGCTCTAAGTAGTGGCTGGACGGTTAAGAAACGCGAAGATAAGTACATTTTTACAAAAAAGCATGAGAATCGTCGCGAGGTCTTTTTAGACAGCTATTTGCAGACGTTTATTCATGCGAACTTATTAGGTCCCACTTAAGTGCCGTCGAATGTTTAGGGGAAGGGCATAGGCTTCTTTTTATTACGTTGTTTGGCCAAAATATTTTCTTTAGTAATAATATAAAAACAGCAAAATGGGAGGCGGTTTAATGCAACTTGTGGCTTATGGTGCTCAGGACGTTTACCTTAGCGGTAATCCCCAGATTACATTCTGGAAGGTGACCTATCGTCGCCACACTAACTTTGCGATGGAGTCCATTGAGCAGACCTTTAACGGTCAGGCTGACTTCGGTCGCCGTGTGACCTGCACGATCAGCCGTAACGGTGATCTGGCATACCGCACCTACCTGCAGGTGACCCTGCCTGAAATCAACCAGCAGATGGCTGGCACCACTGATGCTGGTGTCTGGGCCCGCTGGCTGGATTTCCCGGGTGAACAGATGATCTCTCAGGTTGAGGTTGAGATCGGCGGTCAGCGCATTGATCGTCAGTATGGTGACTGGATGCACATCTGGAACCAGCTGACCCTGACCTCGGAGCAGCAGCGTGGCTACTACAAGATGGTCGGCAACACCACTCAGCTCACGTTCATCACTGATCCCTCTTTCGCCTCGGTCGATGGTCCTTGCGCGTCCAACGCCCCCGTCCAGGTCTGCGAGCCCCGCAATGCTCTGCCTGAAACCACCCTCTACGTGCCCTTCCAGTTCTGGTACTGCCGTAACCCTGGTCTTGCTCTGCCTCTGATTGCTCTGCAGTACCACGAGGTCAAGATCAACCTTGATATTCGTCCTATTGATGAGTGTCTGTGGGCCGTCAACTCTCTGCAGTCCAACTCCAACGCCTCTGTTCGCGTCACCAACGCTTACAACCAGTCGCTCGTGGCTGCCTCGCTCTACGTCGACTACGTCTTCCTTGACACTGATGAGCGTCGCCGCATGGCCCAGAACCCCCACGAGTACCTCATTGAGCAGCTCCAGTTCACTGGTGACGAGTCCGTTGGTTCTTCTTCCAACAAGATCAAGCTCAACTTCAACCACCCTTGCAAGGAGCTCGTCTTTGTTGTGCAGCCGGATGCCAACGTCGACTACTGCTCGTCCCTCACTGGTGGTACCCTGCTGTACCGCGCTCTCGGTGCTCAGCCCTTCAACTACACCGATGGTGTTGATGCCCTGCCTAACTCCATCATGGCCTTCGGTGGTCGTCTTGGTATCGCTGAGACCACTAACGCCTTCATTGACGTCAACGGCCTCTTCCACGATCCTGGTGCGGTCGACGTTACTGGTGCCGTCTGGGGTCTTGGTCCCTCTATCAACGCTCAGTACTCCGTTGCCGGCGGTGGACAGGGTTTCAATAATGGTTACCTCGACAACCAGAACTCTGGTGTTTCTGATGCTGGTACTTTTGTGCTCGCTGAGACTTCTCTGGATATGCACTGCTGGGGTCAGAACCCTGTTGTCACTGCTAAGCTGCAGCTCAACGGTCAGGACCGCTTCTCTGAGCGCGAAGGTACCTACTTCGACCTCGTCCAGCCCTACCAGCACCACACTCGCAACCCGGACACTGGTATCAACGTCTACTCGTTTGCCCTGCGTCCTGAGGAGCACCAGCCGTCTGGCTCTTGCAACTTCTCGCGCATTGATAACGCTACCCTGCAGCTCGTCCTGTCGAACGCCACCGTTCAGGGCACCAACACTGCCAAGGTTCGCGTGTATGCCACCAACTACAACGTGCTTCGTGTGATGTCCGGTATGGCTGGCTTAGCGTACAGCAACTGAGCGAGATGGCAGAATTATTTGAATTCACATTTATATCTAAAAAATGCAAAGTACTTAAAGATAGTCCATGTTATAACAAGTATAATATGGATTCAGAAACCGTCAAAATGAAGACTGTAAAGCCTCGATATGAAATCGATGCCGCTCAACAGTGTGGCGTTCTAGTGTACGGACAAGGACCAGCTGAAATCCGTTTCCTGGTTGATTTCGACGACTTAAACCGTGTGTCTCGCAATGAACAGCAATTCACGTACACAACAGACAGATTTGACATTTATCCAACTGTTCCCAACGGATATGCAAAACGCTCTTTGCTACATTTTCTATACAACGGACTAGTGCGCGATCACCTTTTTCAGTTCAAGAACAAGGATCCTCGGGACTTGCGCAAATGCAACGTTGAGTATGTACATGTCCGTCATGCAGAAGTCGCTAAACGCTACAATGTTGTCGACTACATTCCTGGTCACGTCAACCACAGTGGCATACATGCGTCGATCATGAAAAATCCCATGTGGCGCATTATCGCGGAAGGAGGAGACATGCAATATGTCATGTACTGCGAAACAGACGCGTTCTGTTTGTTGTGTGAGGAGTCCATTCGTCGTTTACGCGAGTACGAAGCGGTTTACAATGGAGGAAATCCGATCACATTTTATTGCCAAAC